ATGGTGTAACGCTTGCCTCTTGCTACGGGCCAGTCATGGAAAGTCCTTGGACTGGCAACCACGTTGTGTCAGGTGAAACAGCGTTCACACAAGCACCAGTCGGGGCTACTTACCCTGTTGGCGGGACTGTTCCGTAATCCAATCTTTCGGATAGGTCTGTGGTCGAGTGTGATACATAAAGATTATTCCACCAATCGTGACTACGGCTGACAAGAAAAAAACAAACATCCAGTCCCAGAATGTCATAGTTCTTTTACGGTTGGTAAAACAGTTTCATTGCGTTTGCATTTGTCAAAAGTCGCACACCAAAACTCATCAAGACATTTGCAAGGTTTATTAGGCTCAGGCTTGGCTAACTCTGCTCGTATCAATTCAATAGCGTGTTGCACCGCAATCGTTGACGGGTTTGTCAGGGCTTCAAGAGCCATTTCAAGTGTTTCTTTCATGTCATAAACCTTATTATATTTATTTAAACAATAGTACCCCTACCCTTATACCCACCCACCGTAGTGCGGTAGATAGATATAAATCCTTTACGACAGACCTGTGCTTTCGCTTGTGGCAGGCAGCTCACCCCACCCGTAGATTCCCTAGATTACTAGCAGTCCTTGCAAATAATAAAGATCAATATCTACAGTAAATGGTTTTACTAGATTTCTCTAGTCTGTCTATATTCTGTTCGATTTCTCTACTTAGAGGTGCGGGTCACACCGGATACAACTGTATTCTTGTACTTTTGTCTTTTATGGGTTCAGCCGATTTCATGCCAACCTAAGCGCCCACGCTCTCTACAATTTATCCTTTAAAAAACAAAGCAATCAATAACTTTGTTTTGTTTCCGGTCTTAGCTGTAAAAATTTCACCTTTGTCTAACAAATCTTGTAGCTGGATAAGTTTTATTTTTATTTGATCTAATGGCAAATCAAATATTTTTGAATAATGTTGTTGTTCAGAAAGAGTGACACAGTACAAGCGTCTGCCAACACCCATTGATAAATAAATCTTTTGTGACTTATTCATGGTTTCCCCAATAAAAAAACCAAAAAAAAGGCTTCACCTGAATACTCAACCCTTTTTTAAGGGGTCTGGTCGGGTAGGTGCAACCACCTACTGAGTATCCATGTGAAGCCTTGTTGCGTTTATCACCCCGACCAAGGAGTAATTCAATCATGCCACCGTCTTTCCGATGTGTCAAGTTGTTGGTATGTTACTCGCTGCATCGTAGCAAGCTATTTCCAGTTACTCTCTAGAACGACTGGCAGGTGCTACCAATGAGCCACAACATCCGCTTTCACATACCAACAATCTTAATCCAACTCAGGCCAGATTTGCGCCCAGTTAGGGATTTCTTTGCGAGTCCATTTACCGTCTGATCTCTTTTCAAGCTCTGAACCCAACAAAATTAGTTTGTTTTTAGGCATCCCGTTGTTGCGCCATTGCGACACAGCAGACGGACTGACACGGCAAAGCCTTGCAATTGCAAATGTACCGCCAAAACAATCAATGATTTCTGTTGTATTCATGTAGCAATCTTAACATTAGTTGTCAAAGAAACTCAATAAATATTTTAATTGTGAGTTTTCCACTTGCTTTCTGTATTTAGATACCTTAATATCTACCTTACTGGCATACCCGTCAGGACAACGATAAAAGGTACATAAATGAAAGAATTAGCAAAAGCACTTGTTACGGCTCAGGCAGCAATGTCTCACGCAGCTAAAGACTCCAAAAATCCCCATTTTAAATCTGCATACTCTAGCTTGGCGAGTGTGATTGACGCTGTGCGGCCTGCTCTGTCGGCAAACGGTTTAGCCTTTGTGCAGATGTTGCATACGGCAGACGGTGGCGTAGCTGTTGAAACAGTACTTATCCATGAGTCTGGTGAGCAGCTGTCTTGCGGCACGTTGTTTATTCCCGCCAGTAAACAAGATGCACAGGGTTACGGTTCAGCGATTTCGTATGCAAAACGCTACAGTTTACAAAGTGCGCTTGGCATTGCATCAGAAGATGACGATGGCAACTCAGCGGTTAAATCAGCTCCCCCAAAGGTTGAGAAACCCAAAGGCATAGATATGGATGCAACTGTTGACCAAATGGCGGCAGCGGTCAGTTACGAAAGCCTGAAGGACATATTTAGACTAGCTTGGCAACAATGCTTGAAAGAACAACAACCCGTCTTGAAAGCAATGTATGACGGAATTAAAGCAAACTGGGAGAACCAATAATGGCTTCAGATTTAAATCGTTGTGAGTTTATTGGCAGATTAGGTAAAGACCCTGAAATGCGTTATTCAGCCGATGGCAACGCTATTTGTAATTTGTCACTTGGCGTTAATTTTGAATATAAAAACAAAGCTGGTGAACCACAAAAAACGGTGACTTGGGTAAGAATTAGTGCGTATAGTCATTTGGCTGGCATTTGTGGGGATTACCTTAAAAAAGGTTCTCAAATTTATATTTCGGGGAAATGGGTTACTCGCAAGTGGCAGAACAAAGATGGCGTGGATCAATACACAACTGAGGTCGTTGCTGACCAGATGCAGATGCTTGGTGGTCGACCTGCGGAGACCAATGATCCAGCTGCTGTTCCTATACCTAAACTTGATGCATACAGATCGATCAAAGAAGGCGTAGTTGTGCCTCTTGATGAAATGATCGACGATGTGCCTTTTTAGGGGTTGCTATGTTTCATGGATTAGAAACTATTACGCTTGGCGGCATTTTTCCATGTGGTCAAGATAGCAAAGGACTTATGTGGGATAAAAAAGCAGCTCACAAAAGCATTGTTGGTCACATAAAAGTTAACGATTATTTTAAAAATAGGGCAAAAATCATGTCAAAAGATTTTGAAGATGCTACGTCAATAATTGACGAATCGTCAAAAATGCTTGAAACCTCTTTGCAAAAAATGCAAAAATCAGAACAAAATTTAATGGAACAATCAAAAAAAGTAAGCGGTTCAGTTCGTAAATCTGCCCATGATTTGATGACGGGTATGGCAGCAATTGAAAAAATGGCTAATTTTGATAAATTAGATCGTTATGTTGTTTTGCTTGAACGTACTGCTGCCGCTATGTCTGTTTTGTCAGAATTGGATAAAAACGGAAAACTTGAAAAACTGATGTCCGTTATTAAAAATTAAATGAACCAGACAGAGGAGGCAATACTTATTTCTTGGCGCATCCAGCAATGGTACGAAGGCATGGTTTTAGACGCTAGAGCCATGCAAGACTTACAGGATGCAATCGAGATGCTTAAAACATTAGCTAAACAGGTGCAAAAATGAAATTATTTTTACCTGAAAACTTTACGTTGTTAGATTTAAAACAAATTGAGTTTGGCAAAAAAAAGCATGATAACTATGTTCCATTATTTCATGTTTTAAAAGTTTTAAAACGTCAAAACGGTAGCAAAATATTAACTCATTTTTATCTTAAATCTGGCGTTGCAACTGAAACAGAACACAGAACTTTAATCAATGTTTTTGATAAAACAACACAAAGCGAAATTTATCAAGAATTAGCTTATCGGTTTGTGCGTAGGTACAAAGTTTTAGTTGCGTTTTCATATTTGTTAGAAGATTGTTTGCATTATAGATATAGGGTACATCATCAAGTTAATTTAGATTTGCCCAAACATAATTGGTCGGCTGGGTGGTTACTTGCTAAACAAAAAAATCAAATTAGAGCAACCGTTGATTCTTTTGATAACAAATATGCTCCAGATATTGCTTTATATCGTATGCGTGAAATTGAAAAAATGATAGAACGCAAACGTCAACCAACTGGTGTATTGCTTGTGCAATGGGTTTTACAACTTGAATTATTTAAACTAATAAAGGTAAAAGAAAATGAACAATTTAGACAAAATTTCAAAGAAAAACAACTTAGGATTCGGGGACAACAAAGTTATTGCGCCAAAATGCAATGAAGATGTAATTGTGATGTTGTCGCAAATTATGGCGGCGGCAGTTAACAATTCAATTGAATTGGAAAACGCTAAAGTTGCTTTAACTGCTGCAACTAGAATTATTGAGGTTCAACAAGCCGATACACGAATGAAAGCATTGGCAATTACTACGCAACGCATAATTTCAAGCGACAAAGGTTGGGCGTTGGTTCAACAAGATCATCCAGTTTTGGAGGCACGGAAATGATTATTAAATCAGCAGATTCTGAGGCAGGCCATTGGTACGCAGCTGACGGTTCACCAGCGTACCGAATTATTGGCAAAAACGGTAAAGAGCGCAATACCAATGTGCGTGACGCTAGGGAATTAAACCTTGTTCCTAGCGTAACAACCGTGTTGGGATTGATTGCAAAGCCTGGTCTTGCCACTTGGCTGCAACAACAGGTCTTACTGGCTGCGCTGACGTTGCCACGCATTGCTGGAGAAACGGAGGAAAACTGGCTAGAACGGGTGATGACCGACAGTAAGTCTACGGGTCGTGACGCTATGGACAGAGGCACGGCAATGCACGGCGTGTTAGAGCGTTTCTACCGTGGCGAACATGATGATTACCCGTTTTATGTTGACCAAGTTGATGCAGCGATCCGTAATCACTTTGGGCATGACCAACATTGGGAGGCAGAACGCTCGTTTGCCTATAAAGGGTTCGGTGGCAAAGTTGATTTGATTGCTGAAAACATCGTAATCGACTTTAAGAGCAAAGACAAGCTGGATAAGGTTGAACCGTACCACGAACAACTGATGCAATTAGCTGCTTACCGTGTCGGTCTTGGCAAACCCACAGCCAGATGCGCTAACGTGTTCTTTACTGTTGAAGGCGATGTGAAACTGATCGAACATTCAGAGGATGATCTTGCCTCTGCGTGGGATTGCTTTCAATATTTATTAGCGTTCTATAAGCGTAAAAACAACTTATAATAAATTGTCGGCGTTGTTCACTCCTTGTTCCGCTGACCGCCCCTTAATTGGGGCGTTTTGTTGTAAAAATCCAAATAAATTAAAAATAATTGCAAAAATTAGGGTAAACACCTATGATTTTACTGTTTAGATAGCTTAATATTAGTTATGGCAATTAGCCATTAACTACGAAAAAAGGTACATAAATGAAATACGCATACACACAACTAACCGACGAAGGCAAACGCCAGCTCATGCGCGATCTCAGCCATGAGCTGTCCGACAGAAAGATTGCAGAGCTGATGGATCAATTTGCCGATGGCGTGAAAATAGACAGTACAGGCGAGGCGTACATAAAGATTGACCGTGATGACGTTCTTTGCTGCGCTGTGCCGCTGTACACGCATTACATCGAAGAAAGCTACATTGAAACCGTAACAGCCAACGAGGAAGATTATGAATAAGCACAACTGGCCTTTCTTTACAGACTTAGGCGATTCAAACTGGACTGGTCGCACAGACCGCACCATGCGTTACCAAACTCGCTACACACGGGCTGACGAGCAAATACCTGTCATTGCGTGGATCGGCGGCGCATTGTTCTTAGCAATGGTCTTTGGCTACATTCCGTTACTTTGGGTGTTGATGGTATGAACCAAGTCGCTCGCAACACAGATCCTGCAACGAGTTGGGCTGCTGCTGACTCTGCAAAGGCTTTAGCGGCTCAACACGCCACGATAATCATTCAAGCCTTAGTCAGGTATGGGGCAATGGGAAAAGACGGTATAGCCACAATTACGGGACTTGATGGCAACCAGGTTGCCAGGCGGTTAAGTGAGCTAGAACGCAACCATGAGATCCTGTTGACTGGTCGCAACGTGCAAAGCAAATCTGGTCGAGCTGAGAGAGAATGGAAAGTAATGCCACGACAGATGGATTTGATATGAGCTACATTATTGGC